ACCGTCCAATAGGTATAGGTATTCAAGGGTTAGCTGACGTATTTGCAATGTTAGGGTTACCGTTCGAATCTGAGGGGGCGAGTCAACTAAATAAAGAAATATTTGAAACAATATACTTTGCTGGTGTGGTAGCATCCAATGATATGGCAAAAAAACACGGACATTACGAGACCTTTAGAGGTTCTCCGATGTCTGAAGGTAAATTTCAGTTTGATATGTGGGGTGTTTCGGCAGACCAACTATCAGGACGATGGGATTGGGAAACACTAAGAGGTGAAGTAGTGGAACACGGGGTTAGAAACTCATTATTATTAGCCCCAATGCCGACGGCATCTACTGCTCAGATATTGGGTAATAACGAATGTTTTGAACCATTTACCGCTAATATATATAAGAGAAATACTTTGTCTGGTGAGTTTGTAATAATTAATAAGCACTTAATCCAAGATTTAGTTGCTTTGGGTGTGTGGAATGAAAATGTTAGATTACAGATGTTTGCGGGTAACGGTTCGGTACAACACATTAATGAAATACCTCAAGAGGTTAAGGATAGATATAAGACGGTATGGGAATTATCCCAAAGAGGACTTATTGATATGGCGGCTGATAGGGGGATATTTATTGACCAATCACAATCAATGAATTTATTTATGGAGGATGTAAACGCGGCTAAGTTGACTGCGGCTCATATGCATGGATGGAAAAAGGGATTAAAGACGGGTATGTATTACCTTAGAACAAGGCCAAAAACAGAAGCACTTAAAGGGTTAGGTATCGATATGACTAAAATCAAAGAGATTCCAAAGGAAGAGGTAAAGATTGTGTCGGCACTGCCGGAGCAAATTACGATTAAAACTGATGAACAATTATTAAAGGATATGGTGTGTTCACTGGATAATCCTGATGATTGTGAGGCTTGTGGGTCATAAAATGATAATAATATAATGTAAGGGGATGTGAAAACATTCCCTTTTTTTATTAAAACTATTTAAAAACCTAAAAAAAGAGTTAGTTTAATATTTATATAGAAACAGTAAATAATGGCAGACGCATTTAATTTTGGGATTAACTTTCCATTTACCGAATCTAAGGACGGAAAGTACTTAGACCTTACCTCGACTAGTGGTGATGAAGTTAGAGCGTCATTAATACATTTATTATTGACACGAAAAGGTAGTAGGTATTATTTACCATCGTTTGGAACAAAATTATATGAGTATCTTTTTGAGCCAATGGACCAATCGACATTTACTAAAATGCAGACTGAGGTTACTGAGTCGGTTAGGGAATTCTTACCGAACGTAACTATAAATAAAATAGAGGTAACTCCGTACTTAGATACTGAGGAATCGCCTGGGGAATATGTTACTGGGTTGGACGAAAGACTTTATAGGTCGGCTGCCGATGGTACGGAAGAGTATACAGTAAAACTAAGGATTGACTATTCAAGTAATTATGGTCAGTTCAAACAAAGGGATTATGTTATAATTAATTTATAAAATGGCAGAAAGAATATCATACACAGAAAGAGACTTTTTAGGGTTAAGAAATGAGTTAGTTAACTTAACTAAAGAGTATTATCCTGATTTAATTCAGAACTATAACGATGCGTCTTTATACTCAGTATTTTTAGACATGAATGCCGCTATCGGGGATAACTTACATTATCATATTGATAGAACGATGCAGGAGACGGTATTGGATTTTGCTCAGCAAAAACAGTCGATATATAATATTGCCAGAACGTATGGTTTAAAATTACCTGGAAAGAGACCATCGGTTTCTTTAGTTGATTTTACTATTACGGTACCGGTTTCGGGGGATAAGGAAGATGCTAGGTATTTGGGGTTACTTTCACGAGGAGCTCAAATAACGGGTGGTGGTGAGATATTTGAAACTGTTTACGATATTGATTTCTCTTCTCCATATGACCTTAAGGGTAATCCAAATAGAACTAAAATTCCGATTATAGATGCGAGTGGTAATATCACGGCATACAATATGACGAAAAGAGAGGTTGTTGTTAATGGAGTTACTAAGGTTTTTAAAAAAGTTATTAGACCAACGGATGTTAAACCATTCGCGAAGATATATTTACCTGACAATGATGTTTTGGGTATTGTTGGGGTAATTGAAAAACAAGGGACTACGTTCACTGCGATTCCATCGGATTCTGACTTCTTATCGTCAAAGACTAAGTGGGAGGAAGTTAAGAGTTTATCTCAGGACAGAGTTTTTGTACCTGACTATACATCACCTTCAGACCAACCAGGTTTAGTTAGGGGAAAATATAAGACTGTTAATCGAAGATTCATTAATGAGTTCACACCTGAAGGGTTTTCATTTTTAACCTTTGGTGGTGGTAATACATCCGCTCAGGACCAATTTGACACATTTGTTGATTTAGATGGCAATTATGACCTATTGGATTTCACGAATAACCTATCATTAGGTAGGTCACTTAAACCAAACACGACACTTTTCATTAAGTATCGAATAGGTGGTGGTATCACATCGAATGTTGGTGTTGGATTATTGTCAGGGTTAGGTGATTATGACTTAACGATGACGGGACCGTCACAAACAGTAAATACGAAAGTAATTAACTCTCTAAGAGGTGCGAATGTAACTGCCGCTATTGGTGGTGCCGACAAACCTTCGTTGGAAGAAGTTAGAAATATGGTAGCGTTTAACTTTGCGGCTCAAGAGAGAGCGGTAACACTTAATGATTACCGAATATTAATTAAGACCATGCCAGCAAAATACGGGGCACCTTCAAAGGTTACCGTATATGAGGAGGACAATAAGATACGTATTAACCTACTTTCTTATGATTCTAATGGTAACTTAACCTCTAAGGTCTCAAATGTCCTTAGACAGAACATTGCTGAATACCTTTCGGAATTTAGAATGATAAATGATTATATCGAAACTGAGGTTGCAGAAATCATCGACTTAGGTATTGAAATTGATGTTATATTGGATAAGAAAGTAAATCAAACGGAAATCATCTCTAAGATAATCACGGAGGTTACTGACTTTATGGATATTGATGGGAGAGACTTAGGTGAGCATTTATTTGCAGGTGAACTAAGACAATTAATTAATTCACAATCGGGAGTTGTTAACATTACGGATTTACGTATGGTTAATAAGACTAGTGAGGGATATTCGGATAGTAAAACGGCACAATCATATGTGGATGAAGATACTCAACAGATTAGGTTATCGGACGAGACTCTATATATGAGAAGTAACCAAATTTATCAAATCAGATTCCCTAAGAAGGATATTGTAGTTAGAGTTAAAACACTTTCAGCTCCAATCGTTGGATAATCTTTACTAAGTACGTAGATTTACTATTTTTCTAAAGAGAAAATACGCCAAACAGTATTTATTTAAAAGAAGAATTATGTCAAAATCAATTAGAATACGAACGGAACCCGGTGTCGATACAAACATAAAGGTTAATATCGAGCAGGATTTCGATACTTTAGACATTTTATCTCTTAAGATGACTCAGACTGAAGCCTACACTAGTTTATGTGCGGATTTCGGAGTGGTTGTGGGTAGAGTTTTTACCAACGGAGGGTATGGTATCCCAAATGCAAGAGTTTCTATTTTTGTACCAATTGAGGACTTAGACGAGGACAATCCAGTTATTAATGAGATTTATCCTTATAAGACAATATCGTCTCGTAATGAGGAAGGATATCGATATAACCTACTACCAAAAACAAAACAACATTCAGGGCACACACCAACAGGTACTTTCCCCTCTAAATTAGAGGTTCTTACGGAAGACCGTGTATTGGAAGTGTATGAAAAATATTACAAATATAGTGCGAAGACTAATGACTCAGGTGACTTTATGTTATTTGGGGTTCCATTAGGTTCCCACACATTACATTACGACTTAGATTTATCTGATATTGGTTCGCAATCTTTAGTTCCTTACGATTTCGTATATGAAGGGGTGTCTCCTGAAAAATTCGAAAATGCGTATACGTTTATGTCGTCCGATAATTTAGATGGATTACCACAGGTGGTATCTACACAAAAAACTATTAATGTTGAGCCTTTTTGGGGTAACCCAGAATTGTGTCAAATAGGTATTACTCGTTCAGATTTCGATTTGAAGGAGAGAGGAGTGAGGATTGACCCATACTCGATAATGATGGGTGGAACGTTTACCGATTCAGGTAAAGACGCGATTACCGTTCGATGTAATGTCGATAATCAAATGGGAGAGAAATGTAGGTTGACGACATTTAAGGGGGATATTGAGAGTATTCGATTTTCAGGTGAATATGAAACTAATGATGAAGGTAAGGTTGACCTGTCTAGACCAATTTTAGAGTCGTTAAAAATTGACTCCCAAATTGACGAGAATGGGGTATTCTTTTATAGAGTACCGATGAACCTAAAATACATCACTACCGACGAATTTGGGTATATCGTGGAGTCTAAAGACCCCGATATTGGAATACCAACACAAGGGAATTATAGGTTTAGGTTTAGTCTTAACGAGGACACTGGAGCTAAAAACTCCTTTACTGGTAAATATTTGGTACCGAATGTTAGGGAGTACCACATTAATGACGGGGAGTTTTTTGGTAATTATAATACTATAGACTCTAAATCATATGCGTTCTCAACGGTATTGGACGATTATCCAACGCAGGCACATTCGGAAATATCGGGGACTAGTCAAAGTGCATTGAACAATGGACAGGCTGGGGTACCTCAGGACTATTTTTATCAGTTTAGGTATTCTAGGGTGTATAGTGCATCTAGTTTTTTAAATCGTTATGAGAAGAAATCATGGTTGGAACGTACATTTAATTTTTTGGTTAGGGATAGAAATGAATCGTTTATAGGGATAAAGGAGATATGGCCATCTGAGAAAGACGATTGTGCGACTACAAATAATTACTTCCCAATTAATGACGCAGTTAGGAATCATAGGTTTAATTTTTTCATATTAACAATAATAAGTTTTATTGAGTATATTGGACTAAGAATCCAACTTTTCTTTAAGGAAATAACCACGCAGATTCTTTTTGCAATCGCCGATATATTATCAAATACGGGGGTGTCAAACAAGGCGGCGGCTAAGATGTTTAGAAGAGCCAAGGAGTTCCAATTTCGTAATATTTTTAAGTTACAATTAATAACCTACCCTGATTGTTATGATTGTGAGGAGGATAACGAGGAAAATGAGACCGAAACTAATGTGGTTGCGATGTCTCAATTAGAGATAGACGATTTCGCCAATAATAACTCACCAATTTTTGTGGATAAAATTTTCTTAGAGAAATATATGGTTGCGAGTGATAATTGTGCTGAGTATGTAATTACTAATAATACTGGGTCTCAGATTTCGGTATCATATAATGATTGTGGTGGGGTGTTAACCGTACTTACCATTAATA